TTGGGTCTGTGGCGTACCCCGCTGCTTGGATTGCATTTGCCGCTTTTGCGTAGTCCGTCTGTCCAAGTACCGCTTTATACCTTGGCAGATTGTACAGCGCCACGAGATCGAGGATTGACTCATAGTAGCTTGGATATCTTCTAAACTTGGCGATAATCTTGTACCATCCTCTCTTTGCAGAGTGCTCTGAGGTCGTCATGCTGACTGATTGCCCACGGTAAGAACCTTTTACACCGAACAGGTTATCTCCTTTTGTGGCAAGCCCTGATGTACCCCATGCGGATTCTAGCGCTGCCTGAGCAATAATAATAGATGGCAATACTTTGTTTGCATTACCGGCTTTCTGCGCATAGCCACTGATTTTTTTGATAAATGAATCTTTACTCATTGCTTATCCCCCCAATTAAAGTAAACGCATGCTTAGTGCATGCGCTCCTCAATTCCATCTAGCTTTGTAACGATCAAATCGTACTTCTGTGAAAACTCACTAAGTACTTGGCTCTGATCGTTAATCACCTTGTTCAATCGTTCTTCGCGTTCATGCGCTTCCTTGCGATAGCTGTATAGAAGCCATACAAAAAGGACCGCGAACGGTCCCTGCGTTATGAAGTATTGAATTGTACTCGTGTCCACCGCTGTATCACCGCCTGTTTGTGTGCATAAAAAATAGACCTCGAAAGGTCTGAAGATGGTTCACCTCTTTTATTGGAATGCGCGTCAGCGCCTCAGCTCGGGATAAAACTGGCTAAGTTCCTTCTTAATCCGAGTAATCAACGTGGGAACCTTCTGCCCAAACGTAGCCGACAACGTCAGCCCAGTTGATTCATACGTCTCCTGCATAGCCGTTATCCTTTCGTCAACCGTATAGCCCCAGCCTTTGTTTTGTATGGTTACGATATCGCCAACATCATAATCGGTACCGTATACAAACGGACTTTTGAGTAAGATATCTCCCTCAAGGTACAGCTCTGTTCCCGCTTCATCAAGGGCCTGTTGTCCGCGCTGAACAAGCGTAACACTGCCGGTACCGTCAACATCACGAGCATCAACAAAGGTCTCATGCCTGCTTAACCCAGTTGCTGATCCTACCGTTACGATCTGCCGGTTAACATCCTCACCCTGCCCGCCAACATAAGCGAAGTTTTTTAGGCTTAGGTCAGAGTCTACAAAGTGCTGGCTTTTAACAGAATGAAAATCGGGATCGAAGATTGCCCGTTTATTGGCGCTTTGTGAATAGCTTCGATCTAGTCCAGCGTAACAGTCAAACACCCACTGCTTATTCACTGGATCAAGTGTAATATCCCAACCTAAGCCTGTATTGTTGCTGATCATGGTCAGTTCGTCTGACAGCGATGCGTACCGGCTCTGCCAGTCTACATGTGTACCACGCCCTTGATCAGGAGCAATAATTAGATTAGGAATTTTCCTATCAGGATTGGTAGGGTTAACCATCTGTGTATCGATGTAGTGCTTCATTACAGTTTCGGCTGATCCACTCTTGTTATCATATCCGGTTGTGGACGATGGAACGGTCAATCGAAAACTAGCAATGGACTTTAGCATAAATCCTTTAATGATCCAGTTCTCAGTGGCTTTTCCGTTCTCGTCCAACTCAATTTCACGATGCAGGATAATTCCGCACTTATTCAGTTGATCGCCAAGAACAATCAGATTCATTTTTTGAAGCTTGTCCGCATACTTGGTATATCGACTGACATGCAATTCAAAAGCGCCAATATCAGACCATGAGCGAATAAACTGCAGGCTGATGTACCTTAAGATCTCACCTAGATTATCGAATGTTGGAGAAAAAATACGAACCGGCTGCATGGCGCCACTCCTTTCAGAGCACTAAAAAAGAGCCCGTGAAGGCTCTTAATTTAAATTTCAGCAAAAGCTTGTTTAAACATTTGATCAATTTCTTGTGTAGTCAAATCATGAGGTCCATTTTCTTCTCCATACACCGAAATGTAGTCAATGACAGGCTTATTATGGATAATATAAATAGATGAAATTTGTTTAAAACTCTTACCTATGCCAATATACACGTCAATGCAATTGTCACCGGCTTTATTAATCCTTAGGTAATTAGAGAAAACGTAAAAATAATAATCTTCTCCTTGTTTTTTTAAACGAACATCTTCATTAAAATCTTCACTTAACCCATCTCTGAAATAGTCGAATCGTTTCTTGAATAAATTGATAAAATCGTCACTCTTATTAAGACCTTTTATTGCTTTTTTCTCAATCACTCTTTTTTGAAATTCGGATTTCCAAACATCATCATCCATGTATATCACTCCTTTTTTATTATTGTTACGTTGATATTTCGACAAAATAGGAATGATTCCTTCTTTATTTTTGCTACGTAGTTGCGTCCTACTCTGAAATAACCTGCCTTTCAGGACCTTCAACCCATGTCGATCCATTAAATTGCGGATTAAGGAGTGTGCAGGGATCAGGTAAAGGAACATTAGTATAGGCTAGAGAGTTTTGTTCTGCATACTCCTTTGTTGTATCACCGGAAAAACAGTTCTTTTCATCGAGCAATAAAACATGATTCATTTTTAATTATCCTCCCGTATAGAAGTCATAATGCCCATTAACATAATTTCCAACTGACCAGTTTGTGGTATAGCGGTTTTGAATCATTAATGAACCTGTGCTGTTAATTAAAATTTGTATAGGACATGCCCCAGACATATTCGCCGGGAAAGCGAGATTACCCGCGGGGCGCGCGCCGCTTGGCAATGTAGCAAAAATCACATCGGTATTTAATGTATTCGCCATGCTTATATAAATAATAAGCGATACCTTAGACCGTCCCCCCGGTAGATTATCTATTTTGTAATAGGCGCTTCCTGTCGCTCCACCGAAAAGTGAGATAGGTATCCATGATCCGAATATCGAACTATCTACTTTAGTCGCTAACAGCGAATTAATCGTTGCAATCTGTGCCCAATATTGAATCGGATCGAGTAGCGTTCCGCGCTCGTCTGTGACCTTAGCTTGCGAAATCGTACTTAGTGCTTTGGTGATCAGCACCCGTGCAATGGGTATCTCGACAATATAGGCGTCTCTCTGTAGTGACGGCTCAACTGGTGATGACGCAGGTGTTCCCTGCTTAATAACAATGTTGATCGCCCTAGTGCCTTGGTTTTTATCCAGTCGCGCTACAATACGATCGATACGGTCATAGTTTGGGTCAGCCGTAGCGTGAGTCATTATTTTCGGTGCAGTATTATTGTAAAAATGCCCTTGAATATAAGCCATACCCTCAGCAATGGTGACATTCATGTTCGTACCATCAGCCGTTGCGGCAAGAGCACCGCCTTGAGCATTTATGCCGTCAGGAATAAAATAGCTGTCTTTCTTCGCAATCACTTCTGCATCATAAACCCGATCATGATCAACCGAGTTAAAGGGTAATGATATTTCTGTCATATGCCGACACTCCTTTCTCTCCAAGTTAATTTTGCAATCCCCTGCACTTGTCCAGCATCAGCAGAATAACTGATCAAGTTTTCCCCAGGTATCAGGACAAAATTGCTTAATATGCTGCTGGCATCCACCCAATTGAATACGTCATCGCCATTAATCGTGACATACAGATTATCCGGATCAGTATTTAAGATCAAAACGTCGCCTTCCTGCAAGTCACGATTAATCTTTACAAATGCTCCAGTTGTTTCATTCGTAACCACTGGATTTGTTGCCGGTCCGTGAAACTCGATGATTACAGGTACATCCACATCACCGTTGTTGACAAACGTTTGACTTGCGCCTTGCATTCCGTACTCAATCGGGAATTCAAGCGACCACTCAAACAAACCGATATAAGCGCTCATTGGCTCTGAGGTTATTTCAATGGACTTCCAGTAGGGATTAGGTGCCAAGAGATCAACAGTAGCCTTTTGTAAATTAGAACTTCTATTGTCTTTTCCATACGGATAAGATGGTACTCCTTCGGGGGCCGCAGCTATTTCCCAAATACCCGATTCAATTTCATACCGTAATGTGCCAAGGCCAAGCTTTGGGTTAAACACCTGAGAAAAATAACGACGCAAATTTTGAATATGCTCTCTTCCGGTACCGCGTATGGTTACATCGAGAGCAATTGACCGTTCTTTTAGAAGCGTGTCAATCAACGTACTCCCGTCTTGAAATGGTGCTTGTTGTGTCTGCAAATCCGCTTCAAGATCACCAATTCCTGTAATATCCGACAATATATAAGGATTCCAACACAGCACGATCGATTGTCCGCGACTATTCGTAAACGTCACTTTTTGCATCAAGTAAGCCCCCATTGCTGAGCCATACGCCGCGACGCTTGCAGGTTTTTACGGGCAATCTCTGCCGGAGAAAGAGCTTTAGGTGAGTTAATGACCAGCGTTTGACTAAACCCACCTGCACTACCAGTGGATGCTGCCTGAGAGCCAGAAACACCTGCAGATACGTTCAGCTTTCCGATATCAGGGATCGCAGCCGCGGCCATAGCCTGAGATGCACGTTTAACCACGCCAAGTGACTGACTAATACCATCAGCAAGCCCGAGGGGTATAAATCTACCAACCTCATCGCGCATCACACGAGATGGCGAGTGAATATGTAGCAACTTTTTAACTCCGTCGGGGATGGCGTTTGAGATTGAGCCGATGATATTTTTAACCGCTCCAAATGCGCTTTTTATCCCACTAACTAAACCTTGAATGATGTTCCTGCCGATGGATACAAGACTTATGCCCCTCAAAAACCCGATTGCTCTACTCCATCCATTTCGCACTGCAGACCATACACCGCTCATTACACTTGAAACGACGTTACGTATGGCATTAAATGCACTGCTTACAGCTCCACGTATTCCGCTTACTACACCTGAAACGTTTCCACGAATTAGACTCCATACACTCGAAATTACACTTCTTACTGCTCCCATAACACGAGAAATTAGCGAACTAATAAAATTAAATCCGCCCGAAACAGAACTTCTAATCGATCCAAGCCCGCCAGTGAAGATTCCTTTAATCGCCGACCATATGCCTTGTAAAATGCCTTTTGCGAACGGACCAAAAGCACGTAAAGGAGCAAGCAACTTGCCCACAAAATAAAGATTTATTGCACCCCATAGAAATTGTAATGCGCCTGAAAGGATCCCTTTAATTGCACTCCAAACGCCCTTCCAGTTACCAGTCAAAAGCGATCCAAACAGCTTGAAAATATTGGCTATTACCTTAACAGCACCGGAAATAACGTTTTGTACAGCTTGAAGTGTACTAACGATAATGCTCCTAATTAATGCCCAAGCAACCTTAATAATCACTGTGATCGCTGGCATAACGGATGCAAATATTTTCTGAATAGATTTCCATATTGTCATGACATTGCTTCGAAAATCAGCGTTCGTTTTCCACAAATTACGTAGTATAGCAATAAAGGCACCGATTGCTACCGCAACAATTGCAACGATTCCGACGATAGCCCCAACAGGACCGGAAAGCATAGTGAATCCCGCTGCAATTGCAGGAAGCATGCCTATTAGTAAAAGTATGGGACCGATTATGAGCAGAAGCGCAGCAGTAAGTGCCGCCCCAATCGCTATAAAAGATTTCATCGGTTTAGATAGCTTGTTAAACCAATCTATTAGCCCCTGAAGTGCCTTTACGATCAACTTTAGTGCCGGCAATAAAGCATCACCAATTGTTTGAGCAGCTGTTTCAGCTGATCCTTTCATGAGTTCGATAGCACCTTTGAACGTATTCATCTTGGTTGCTGCTGTCTGCGCTGCAGTGACTTTACTCATGCTATTAGCCATGTTGTCGACGCCTTTAGCCCCAGCTTCGAACAATATATTTGCACCGCGAATGGCATCGCTACCAAACATGGTATAAAGGGCCTGCTGCCGCTGCTCAGATGATAATTTTCCAAGATGAGTTTGAAGCAGCTGCGCAATATCAGACATGTTTTTTAAATCACCGTTGTTATCATAAAAAGCCGAATGCAATGCCCCTGACTTTTCTGTTAAATCTTTGTAAGCTTTCTGCTGCGCCTTTGATCCTTCTTTAGCACCGGACATTTTAACAGATAGCTGGGTAAGCTGTGATATAAGGTCACCCTGATTTTTTGAAAGTGGCTTAACCCCATGTGAACTCAAAACCTCTGCTGCTTTACTCGCATCAAAAGTCATTAAACCAAGATCTTCAAACTGAGCAGCTGCTTTATCTGTCTGCGGCTCTAAACGAGAGAGCATTGTCTTCAGTGAAGTACCAGCATCTGACCCTTTAAGTCCCGACTGGGCGAAAACAGCCAACGCGGTACTCGTATCCTTAAAACTTAATCCGACACCAGAAGCAACGGCTGAAACCATAGACAGAGAATACTTCAGTTCCCCAACGTCCGTCGCTGAAGCGTTGGCAGCCCCCGCAAGGATATTTGCCGCCTGCGTCACAGATAAACCATCTTTATGAAATGCATTAAGTGCTGTCGAAGCAATTTCTGCAGAATCAGCAAGAGACAGATCTCCGGCAGCCGCCAAACTCAACGCGCCTTTCAAACCGCCATGGATGATGTCTGTAACGCTTACCCCTGCTTTAAGTAACTCACCGATGCCTTGCGCTGCTTCTTTAGCAGAAAATTGGGTTTTTGCTCCCAGTTCGACCGCAAGGTCTTTTAGAGACCCTTTAAATTTATTAACGTCCTTTGGATCCATAACGGCGTAGGCATTGGCCATCGCTTGGTCAAAGTCAGCCGCCGACTTCACAGCAAAGCCAAAACCAGCAGCAATGCCAGCACCTGCAGCAGTTGCCCCTGCACCAACATTTTTCATGCTATCAAAAGCATTATTTGATGACTGTTTCGCATCATCAAATGATTTCTTATAATCCCTTGCCAGCTGCTTAGCCGCTGTCCCATTCGCATTCAGCTCTCGATCGGCAACCTTAAGCTGACCTTCCACATCTTTAAGCTTCGATTCAGTACTGGTCAGTTCACGCTGAAAGCCGCGATATTGTGCATCAGAAATTTTCCCTTCAGCGAACTGCCGGTTAACCTGTACCTGTGCATCCTTAAGCTGGTTCAATTTGTTCTTTGTTGTTTCAACTTGTGCAGCAAGTATCCGTTGCTTTTGCGCAAGCAATTCAGTATTACCAGGATTAAATTTCAGTAGGCGCTCAGTGTCACGCAGTTCGGACTGCAGTTTATATGTTTGCGTATTTACAGAGGATAGGGCTTTTTGTAAACCCGTTGTCGATCCATCAATTTCAATTGTTATCCCTTTAATTCTACTTCCAGCCATCTTTTCACCCCCTACCTGTTAGAAAGAGTCAAAGTCTGCTTGTGATGCTTCGCGTGTCCCACCTTCGGAATCATTGGCTTGTCCAAAAATTTTAACGTATTCGTCGATATAGTCCAGGCATCCACCGATCTCCATATCATCAAGTTCAGCATTGGATAGTCCGGATTTATGGCATAAAACAAGGAACCGTTCGGTCGTTATCGAATCCCCGGTTCCTTCATTGGTACTTTTTTTTTCGTCCCTATTGAACTAATTAACATATCCTGGCACTCAACCAAAATGTCCATAATCGGAAATTCTTCGAACTCATCGAGCCACGTCAATGGTTCAGGAATTGATGGATCTGCCGTTTTTGCTAGCGTCCAAATGATGTTATAAAATACATCAAAGTCAATAGCCGCTAAGTCTTCTGCAGTGAGTTCATCTTTTTTCTGATCCAACCGTTCAATCGCTGGAGCAAGTTTCATAAGTTCAGAGAAGTAGTCTTTGTGAAATTGCGCTTTAAAACGTAAAGGAAGAGCACCCGACGTTTTAAGCCGGATGCTCTTTCCATCAATCACTATTGTTTTTTCCAAAAGTCATCGCTCCCTTAAGCTACTGTCACAGCACAGGTATCCGTGAAGGTTCCTTCAACTGTTTTAGCTGTAATCGTTGCCGATCCCGCAGCGATTGCTGTAACAAGACCATCATCACTAACCGTTGCAATCGCAGGAGCACTGGACGTATAGATAACATTGCGATTTGTCGCATTCGCTGGATTAACTGTTGCCGCTAACTGCTGAATCTCACCGACTAATAAGTTAACTGTATCAGGAAGCAAAGTAATTCCTGTCACGGCAACCGTTGTTGGTTCATAAACAGCATCATACCAAGCATTGTATACCGCATCAGAAACGGTACTTGATGTGTGCACTTTGACTATACGATTGTCAGGACGTGGTGCCGCTGTAAATTCTAGTGTTGTCGTCTGAACGTCTGTCTTATCTGACTTGGTTGCACTCGCCTCTTCTGGGCGACTAGCTGAACAATAATAAACAACATGGCGTGTCGCTTTTTTATCGCCTTGAAATTCAAACAAAAGCGCGAATTTGCTCCCATGATTGTCTGCATTTTCAATCAAGGCATCTCCGTTATCTTGTTCACCGAGAATATCTCTTCTGAAATCTTCCGTTAAGCGAGCAAGCTCCAATTTTCCATCATATCCGTTGTTCGTGTCTTCTTGGTAATAGGTCGTATCATCCGCAAAGAACTGAATCGGATCTCCGCTTGCAGTCAGTGTCAGGTTAACTGATCCAGGAATTGGCTTAGGGACCGCAAAGGAAATCGTTCCATCCGCATTTTCAATGACCTTAGCATAACGCGTATTACGCAATCCGTATTTCACTTTGTTCTCAGGCATTTCGTATCAACTCCACTTCATAAGTTTTTTCAAACAGCTGTTCCGTTTCAACCCACATCTCAGATGATGTATAAGCAATGTCATTGTCATCAAGTAGCTGTTCAAGCGTTGCTTCTACCACCAGTTCCTTTTTCTCTGTATAAAGCTCAATTTCTACATAATCGATCTTTTGATACACACGATCATCAGCAATAAAATTCGGGGACTCTGGTACCCAATAACAGATATAAGGCGGTGGAGGACATTCCGGATACTGGGTAGATTTAATCCAATGCGAATAAAAGACCGGTAAACCAGTCTGTAAAAGAATCTGAGAGAGCTGGGGAAGATTCATTCTCTCACCGCTTTCTCAGCAGCACTTGTGAATTTTTCGATAACCTTCTGTTCTTCTGGACCAATATGCGGAAAAGCCTGCGTGCGTCCACCATTCCGTTTCATATGCCCAAATTCAAGCAAATGGGTCAATTGATAATGATCTTTATTGTAGATAACATAGCCCTTGGCTGTTTTCTTACGTGACCAACTCTTAGCATAATCGCCGGTTAGCTTTCTGCTTGTCTGTTTCAGATCAGCAACCGCTTCTTTTGAGATCTCGTCTTTTGCCTGTTCAAGACTATCAGTGATTTCATCAGAGTAGTCTTCTAGGGCTCTTGTGATTTCATTGGTTAGACCATCAACTTTAATGGGCACCGGATCTCACCTCGCAGTACAGCTCAGTCTTTTCGTCTATCGGACCGTACTTTCGATAGATGTGATAGACCTTTTCACGATATTTCAATTCTTCCTCGCCTTGGTAGTCAAGATCATAGACTTTTAAACACTCAGATGGCTTAATGCCTTGTTGACCGGCCGAATAAAATTCGCTTTGCCGTACTGGTATTCGTTCGCAAAATACTTGACGACTGAAATCTTTTGTCTGAAGAGGTTGATTAAGTTCATCTATCGTTTCCGTGATCACTGGAAAATGCAAAATGTCATTCATGGCGTCGTCTCCGTAACTGGATCCTGATAATCGCTAGCCAATGCCAGATGAGTTTTCATCAGATCATAGGCAATTTGATACCGTTCGGCGTTTTTGTCATTTGCCAAGAATTGCGCTTTACAGTAAACAATAATGGCCCGCTTAATCAACGGGTCAATGTTATCAGTTGCATTTGAAGCAATTTCCCCAACGCCCGACTCATAGAGGTCCTTCCGAGCAGCGGAAATTAGTTCATCAATTTCAGAATCAAGGGCATTGTGCGACACGCGCAAAGCTGTTTTAACAGCTGGCAATAAAACGTCAGACATCAATCATCACCCCTCTGGTGGTTGATTACTTTCACCTGTAGGAGTATCTTCTTTTTCAGTAATCGACTCAACAAACTCAAGATCAATCAATTCATCAAGCCTTTTTTTGGAGCTGGTTTTATATTCGTCACCGACAGCATAAATTTTTTTCGTATTTTTATCCATAAAGTGTTGAATAACTTTACCTTTTTCCATGATTTTTCACCTCATATTATAAAAAATAAGCCCGCCGAAGCGGACTAAATCAACCAGCAAGTACCTTCTTCACGCGCAGGAATCCGTTCTTTGCTGTGACGTTTCCGCCGGCAAAGATAGAGCCGCGGTGAGCTATAATTCCCTGCTTAAACTTGTAATCTGTGGATCTCTGAACATCAAGATCACTGAAAATGGCAAGATCATAGTTTGAAAGTGGACCGTAAGCCATTGCAAACTGACCGGCAGTTGTTGCGGCATCAGTAATAGCCTTGCAAGCGCTATTGATGATGAACGGAACGCCATCAATCGTGCCCGTATTACCCTGATTGACAATTGTATAGAACTTATTTCCGTTATTGTCCCTAACTTTTGAGAATGCCTTCAAATCCATTTTATTCAAAATTAGAACGGCAACATCTTCGACGTTTTCGTCCCCACCATAGCTGTAAATAATTTCGTCTAGCGTTTGGTTATCAATTACACTGATCTCTTTATCCGTCGCTGCATCAATAGCCGATGCTGCAGTGGAAAAAATTCCAACGAGATGACCTGTAGTTCCATCACCAATAAGAATTTCACGTGTAATCTTTTTCCGAGCAGAAATAGATACGCTACCGACAATCTGCTGCTCATACGCGGCATTAGGAAGTTTCATCACTTCTTCAGAGCATTCAGTATAAGCTGTAATCTTTGCTTTACTGATTTCCGCATATGCAAAGGTAGGATCCGCATCCGTATAATCTGCTCCTTCAGCAGTATAATCGCCGGTGCCGTATCCGCTCACGTATGGCTGGCGGAATGATTCGCCACCAGGAAGAGGAACGTGATTAACGCGATCAATTAGACTGGAAACCTGATTAAAGGTTGGCTTAACTGTCGTTGAATCCGTTCTTGGGAGAATGATGTTTGACGATCCAACCGTTACCGAACGATTCTCCCTTAGAGCTTGTCCGCGCTTCTCACGTTCTTCAATCTCATTTGGTTTTTTATCTCTTTCTTCTAGTGCTTTTTCTTCCGGAGTCTTAATATTCCGTGTTTCGGGCTCAGACGGAATCGACTTTAAAAGATTGGTACGTTTTTCGAGTTCTGTCTTCTCCTTATCCAAGTCTTGCAGTTCTTGTTCCAGAGCGTTTAGATCGGCTTCTTGACCGCTCTCTAGCAATGAGCGAATTTCTTTTTTGCGCGCTACGATTTCATCCAAACGATTTGGAGTCGAAAAATACTGAATCGGTAGTTTGAATCGGAATTCTTCTTTTTTCATTTCTATCACCTCATAAATAAGTTTTTAAAATCAGTCGTTTTCGTTGTTCATCCGCCTCCGCCGCTTTTTCCTTCTCCCTCTCCAGTTCGAAGTAAGAACGAGCCGAAATCGAAGTTGAATCATACGCAGGAATATCCACCGCGCTGACATCGTAAAGTTTTTTGATAGTTAGAATCGTCCGCATGTGCTTATCCGAATCATAGCTTGATTCCGAAACTGTGAACGCAAAGGACATGCGGTCTATATAGCCACCCTTGATATCGTTGTACATCTGACGTCCTTCTTCAGTACCGTCCAAACGTGCCCGGATATAAAGACCTTTTTGGTCAATATTCAGGGTTAACGTCTTATTTCTTGTTCTAGCCATGACCTTACCGGAATGGTTATAATTGAAAATCACGTCGGTCATGTCGGTACTCGCAAAAGCTTGTGAATTGATCTGTTCCTTGTACTCAATTCCGTCCATTTCCCAAATAACCGTAGGATCGTTAAATGTGGCAGCATAACCTTCAACGTATAACTCTTGATTTCCGTTATCAGCTGCAGCTGCCCGAAGTTCAAAGTTGACCATCTGGCGAAATTCACGATTCTTACGTGTCAATTTCTTGTCCTGCTGATGCATTTGGATCTGATTGCCCATTGTTATCACCCCCTGTCTGTGATGCCGGTATCATTTTCACTGGCGCTGTATCTAATCGCCTGATTGGATCGTCACCACCATCGATCGGGGGCAAGTTCATAGCCACTCGCCATTCATTCGGTGTCATTGCACCACGATCAACCATTTGCATGAGATTGAGTTTTGTCGTTATGCTCGCATATTCCAAACGGTTAGACTCAAAGATAATCTCATTACCAAATCCAAGTTCTCGGGATGTAAAAAGCTTTGATGTGAATTCAAGACTCAGTTGCAATCCGATTGGTTCGATGACAGATTCATAAAAGGCATTCCATTCGTCTTCGGTATAGGTTGAATTAATGATCTTTTCATTCGTTCCGAAGTAATCATTTACCTTAGTTCTGATGGTTTCCATTTGTTTCGCATCAATCAATTTAGGATCACTTTTCAATTCGATATAATCAGCTTTGGCATCTGTTGCCGCAACCCCGCCGTTATTGCTAAGGTCCATATAATCGGCAAGAAATTGATCACGCTGAGCTTTCATATCTTCCGGTCGGATGGTACCCGTGAATTTTAAAAGCCCCCGCAAGTTTGCGGAGGACTTTATGCCGTTGATAATTCCATCATTGCTCGCATTTACAAGATTAATCGCCGGAGTTAGTGCCGTATCATTGGATTCGCCAAACAGATCATTCTCATTAAAAAATCTTCTCAGATGAATCAAGCTATCATATGGGACCGTCAGCTGCTGACCGGAATTAAAATAAAATCTGGCGTAGATAGTTTTATCAGTCGGACTGTTGCTTTCTAGAAAATCAATACTTGAATATGGGATCGGATAAAATCCCAGCGGCATTAGCGTCACCGGATCCCAATCAATATAAATAAAGGCATTGTTTTTCAGTTCCCGTTGCGTGACGACCTTGTAATAAAAATCATAGGCATTCATATACGGATTTGGACGCAATGAAAGTAGTTGTTCTATTGCCGATCCTGTGTTTATTATCTGACCGTTATAACGACGGATATGTTTCGGCTTTAGTTTTGCGGCATTCCTAGCGATCGAATCAACTGCCGAACGGACGGCATCACTGTCATATGGATTTCCCGAATAGATACTGAAGGTAGGAGAATAACCATTGAGCATTTGTAAATAAACCTTTGAACCACCGTCTGGCTTTGGCGATCCAAAGATCTTTTGAAAAAGCGATCTTTTTTCTCGCAAGTTGTGACCTCCCTTCAGATCATGTTGCTGTACTCATCAAATTTATCTTTCAAAACAATATAGCCGTCCGCCAATGATGCCGTTCCGTCAATACGTTTCCGATTATCCATTCCTTTTACTAGCTGAATGTTACCGTTGATATCAGATTTTATTTCCGTGTTGCTCAAGCACCACATCGTAATTGGATTTCCGTTATGGACAATTCGATCAGCTTTAAGATCTGCCTTAAGTTCCTTCAATGGCTGGGACATTGTTGCCGGTCCTTGTCGGATCGGGATCATACTGTTAGGACCAAACTCGCCTTGAAACATTCTTAAAATCGAATCGTCAATATGCCAAGGATCGTAACCAATGTATAGGATGTATAGATCGTCTTCATCACGCAATTCTTTGAACCAGTTTAAGAAAACGATTTTGTCCACTTTGTTTCCTGGATATGCTCGAAGCAATCCTTGCCGTTCCCAGAGTAGATACGGAACGCTGTCTCGCTCCCGGCGATTCCCATCTTGTGTCATTTGGTTCAATACCTCTTCAGGAATCCAGTACATCGACCTCATGTAGATCTTGTCATCGTTAGGACGCATACACAACGCATGTGCGCTGTTCAAGTCTGTTGTATCCGCAGCATCAAAACAGCCGATACCGTAACGAAATCCCATCTTGCTAAACTCGAATCGTTCTTTGTTTTCAATCTCTTCCCAATTAAGCCAAGCGCTTGATGAATTTTCTTTCATGTTGAAATCTTTTACCATTACGGTCGGTTTGAATCCAGGATCTTTTTTAGCCTTTTCAACACATCCTTTCAAAAACTCAAAGGATTTTATTGTGCCAATACCTGGATTCGCCTTGATCCACATATCTGGGTTGTCCCACTCATCGCGATCATCCAACTCGTAAATCAGTGGCAGGAATCGATCATCTTCGATCTTTTCATCAAGAACACCGATCGCGTAATCATACTGAGCGTCAAATATACTGCCTCGAACAAATCCATTTGTTGTGATACAGGTCAAAAGCGGTTGCCTCCTAGCTGACATCGACTGTTTGATAAGATCATAAATATCTCTATTTTTAATCGCTCCTAATTCGTCAATGACCGCTCCACTGGCATTAAGACTATCTAGCGTATTAGTATTGCTGGCTAGTGCCTGAATACTTCCAAGATTGAAAGATGAATATAAGTCAGATTGCCGTTTTCTTAGATACCGGCGAATATCCGGGCTCTGTTTCGTCATATTCCAGGCTTCATTGAATCCTTTTTTAGCTTGATCAAGCTTAGTAGCAATGAAATAAACTTCTGGAGCACCTTCACCATCAGCAATATCAAGATACAAGGAATCTGCTGCAAGTTCAGTCGTCTTTCCATTCTTCCGACCACGAATATCTAAAACTTCTTGGTACTGCCGCTCACCGGTCTGAGAATTGATGAATCCAAAAACCGCTTGATGCTTCGCTTTTTGAAAAAGCTGAAGTTCAAGCGGTTTTCCTATTTTACCTTGTGATTGCTTGCAGAACCGTTCGATAAACTCAATCGGTCGATTGGCTGCTTTCTCGTTGAATATCCATGGCTTATATTTTTCCGGATGTTCCAACTTGTCCAAAAGCATTCGGTAAACTTGCTTGATTCGGTGACAGGCGACGATCCTGCCACTCAAAACAGCGCGTGCGTATTCTTCAAGATACGTCATTGTTTCACGAAATTCATCAGTGCGTCGTCTTTTCCTCCATTCTTCCCTTCGCCACTATCGGGAAGGAAATCGCAGAGCTGTTTGACGACTGAAGAATAATTTTTGATCATGGTATTGTAAACATCTACTTCCGGACTCTTCTTAGTTCCAAATTGATTCTCGCCGTTTTTATATTCACTAATCACGCCGTTTTCATTGATTGCCATCTGAAGATCTTCCAAGGTCACTGCCATGAACGCTGCATTCTTCATCAAAGATTGAACTGAGATCAACTGATCTTTCGGTAACATCTTAAAAATACGTTTCAGTCGATTGAACTCTTTTTTTATTCTTGCATCTTTCGTCAACTCCTTCGAATTCATGTTAAAATCTCCTTTCTTGGACTACACCCTCGCGTGTATTTTTATATCCAGCTAAATTCTTGTCCATACATCGGTCTCCGTGATCGGCACCCCGTATATGATTAGGGGGGGCTATGGCATTGACCGTTTGTTCTTTTATCATTGATCTCTACATGAATTAAGTTTCCATTCTCATCAAATGCAACATCTGCTCTCGTTGCACGATACTTTTCAAAGTGTTCTTTATTGTGACAATCCTTGCATAACAACTCAAGATACTTTTCATTAAGCGATATACTCGGATTGTTGATGTTATATGGTGTTAAATATATCTTGTGGTGAACAATCTCTCCTGGACTTCCACAGCGCTCACACAGTCCATGTTTCTTGATAAAGTATGCGTGTCTTACAGTTCTCCAAGCTTTGGATCGATAGAATTTCTTAGCCCATGGTTTCATAGTCTACTATTGCGTTTCATTCGTACCATTTTGATTAAGGCGATGACGAGTAGAGTAAGGACAGGTACCAGTTCTATATGCCAATACTTCAAAGCGAATTCGACTGATGTTAAATGAATGTAATCTTGTATAAACTGCTGCATCAATAATCACCATTATAAAATGTCATTCACTATATTGGGATTTCGTACCATATAAAATAAATTTTGGATTAAAATGAAAATAATACGAAGGAGGAATTGATAATGAGATTAGGGGAAATTAAAAAAGATTTAGAGGAAGCTTACACCAATATTAATTTCAAAGAAGTAAACCCAAACAGTAATCCAATGCAACTAAAAGGCGCTCCATCATCATTTGAAGCAATACATAAAATTGAAAAATATGGTATATTCGAACGTGAATTAAGTCAATTAAAAGGAATGCCAACAATATATGGATATAGATCTATTGATGACACGATATCATTATCCTCAAGTCAGGTTGGTACAGTTGAAGCACTTCTGAATAGCGTCAAAGAGAAGATAAAATCTAATCTTTCACTAATCGAGTTTTCAATTCCAAAACAAACAGATAAAGTTATCAACGTAAAGCTACCAACTTATACTGATATTTCTCAACTAACAGCATTCTTTAAAAATCTCGATATAGCTTTGCACACTGGGTTAAAAATTAAAGAAGTAAACGGAGAATATAAACTTAATAATTTTGAATCTGGTTCATTATGGATCGGCGTTCTCATTGAAATTGGGTTAGAAAGACTGAGTAAATTGATAAATGCAGCCATGGATTCATACAAAAAGAGTATTGAAATAAGAACAGCATTGGAGGTATTAAAAAGAAATAAAATTGCAACCAAAATGTACGAGGAATTGGAAAACGATCTAACAGAACAAGTCCACGTATTAACCAAACAAACATGTGAACATTTGATAGAAAACTTTGATGCTGAATCACAAGCAAACACATTAAAATCTGTTGAAACATTAATGAGTTTAATCATTCAAGGTACGAGATTTAAAGCTCCTGATGCTGCTTCTGAAGAGGTTAAAAATATTTTTCCAAAAGATGAAGAATATGAAAAGTTGCCAAAACCTCAATCATTACTTGAAACTAAAGAACAAGGTCAAGATAAAAGCGATAAATAAGAGTGATGACATAATTTATAACAAGATTGTCAGGAGACAATCTTGTTCTTTAATGTGCGCCCGGCATGGGCGACAGCTCGGCGGTGAAAGTCCGCTACAGGCTTGGCAGTAGGAACTGTTAGCTAAAGGCAAGGGTGTCCATCGTGAGGTGGAATCTGAAGGAAGCCGGAGGCAAACTCCTGGGCTGATGAACAAGAACTGCATATTAAGGCTGAATTGAGGCGGATAAGCCTGCATTACAAGGTGAAGTCCGATACTGCCCGAACCTCAACCAGTAAATGCAGCAGCCACATGGGAGGAAAGCTGTCGTTCTTACCCGGGGAGATCTTACAAGGGTTCCCGACAAGAGGGAAGATATTTCCCACAGGAACAATTATGCCAGTGATGGCGTGATGAATTGTAAGAAGTCAGCAGAGACCATAGTAGTCCGACAGGACGAAGGGCCGAACAATAGTAATCTCGGAAACAGAGGAGGTGTGAGCGATGCGACAATCACAGACAACATCAAACGATGACTATCTTCCGGAGAATAGGGTGGAACCCGAAGGAAAGGAAGAAGTGTGTAGCACCGCTTATGGTGAACCTGAACGAAGAGATGGTGTGCATGATCTCATCGACAAAATCATTGACCGGTCTAACCTTAACCGAGCCTATGAAAGAGTGAAGGCGAACAAGGGGTCAGCCGGAATCGATGGGATGACTGTTGGTGAGCTATTCCCCTACCTCATACGGAACAGGGATGAATTCATCAAACAGATAA